CGTCTACACACCATTGAACTAGGCTATTCTCTTTAGCGGAATTGCCTAGTATCACATGGTAAGGATTTAAAGCACTACCTTCGTAGAGCTTATCTATATATACCCCAAATTCTTGGGGGACTAAAGGAGCTGTCGGCATGGGTTATTTGTTGTGAGATCTTATCTCTTCCCTTGTTCTGTTGTGTTTAGATACTCTAACTAAGGATATTTTCTGAGTTGCTAATGTTGGCATTAACCTACGGGCTCCATGAAATAGGCTTACTTCGTAGGGGGCTGCTTTGATTAACCAAGTTGCCTCTTCTAAAAAAGCCCCCAATCCCCCACCGCCATCTTCTGCGGATTCATCGGGAGAAGTCCAGAATATGCCTATTAATTTAGGTTTACCCGTATAGGCATCGTTTTTAGCCATTGCCTCTACCCATTTACATTTCTTAATTACATCCTGTCTATTTTCCTCTTGGGCATAATAACTCAATTCAAAATCCAATGTGTCTTCCGCTCCAGTATAATGTTGGAAGGGGTTGTTACGACCCGGTGAAGACATGGATACTATTTTTATGCCAGGATCAAAACTCATTACCGATGGTAAGTTTTGGATTTCCATACTATTAGTTGGGTTACCTAAGTCTACTAAGTAGCATGACCTCCTGTATTTAAACTTCTTAGCGGGCTGTATATAGTCGAATGGCCCCAATTCTTGACCCACCCAAGTTTGTCTAACTGGATCCCACTGAGCTGCTTTTCCTGCGTTTAGGGCTAATACCTGTACTTCGTCTAAGGGCATCTTATTGTAGTTTAAAACCTAAAGTTTGATTTAAAGCCTTTTGTTGTTCTCGGTTAATTCGTTTAGTATCAATTACCCTACCGTCTGGAGTTACGAAGTTAACTACTACATCCCCACCTTTTTGGCCTGTGATACTATCTATTAACTGATCTATCTTCATCATGGTTTTACCAGAAGGATCTGTGAAATAAGGGCTCCTTGTTTCTGCTACTGGCCTTGTAGCTGGAGTTACTGATCCTGTAGCATGTCGGGTAGCTAGTTGAGCTAATTGCCCATAGTTTCCGGGTAAGAAAGCAGTAAGATGATTTACCACTCCCCTTATCCAATTGTATACTGAAACGAACATGTTTCCTATACTATCCAATACCCCTTTAAACTTATCCGATATGTTATATAGTACTGTTAATGCTACTGTGATTACTGCTATTGCTCTACCCCATGGTGAGATTAATCCGATTATCCTTGCTATTCCCGCTCCCATACCCACGCTAAAGAAGTTGGCTAATGATTTTCCCCAAGTGGCAATGAATTTCCATTTACCTGCAGATAGGCTCATCATAGCCCCATTCTTAGCAAAGAAGGTAAATACGCCCGATAGGTTTAGTTTTAAAGCCTGGAAGATATTTGCTATCCCTTTAAATAATCCACCGCCTTGTGCAAATAGAGTAAAGCCTCCAGACATACGAATGAGGGCTAAACTTGCCATCATTGCCATTATACCAGCAGCCAATGTTCCCAATACTATTACTATTACTCCGGCACCTATTACTATCTTACCTAAAGTAGTATGGGAGAAGGCAGCTAATACCTTAGCCACTTTGGTTAATACCCTTAGAAGAGGAATAAGCCCTGTTTGAATTACTTCTGTCATTGATACTTTGAGTTCAAACATAGCCTTGTTCCATAAGAACATCTGTTGCTGTGGCTGACTCATCCTATCGAATACTAATTTATCCAATTCTCCCCCAGTGGTTTTTCCGATCTGATCAGTGATTTCCTGCATTGTTTTTGCGGGTAATCCCTCCATAGTCTTACCATCCAAGAAATCCATTAACAAGGATACTTTAGCTCCCCGTACTCCAAAGATTGTTTCTAAGGCCTGGTTCCTTGGGATAGTACCCATACCCTTTAACCTATCTCTTAGCATTGTTAATAACTCTACTCTTTCCTTAAGATTACCGTTTGCATCTTGGAAATTAGCTGAGGTAAGTCCCATTGATGCTAATGCTGCTGCCTGTTTCGGAGATTGCTGTGCACTTACAGCATCGGCCATGAAACGATAGGAGTTAGCTATTGATGTACCTGCTATTGATCCTTTTAAACCAGCCTGGGCTAATGCTGATATCTCTCCCACCGCATCAACCATGTCCACATTAAACATCTTCAATAGGGGACCCGCATATTTCAGGGACTCTACTATTTGAGGTGCACTTACTGTGGTTAAGTTGGCTGCTTTGGCAAGTTGGGCTGCTACTAGTTTGGAATCAGAAATATTCTTACCAAACATGGCCATTACGTTCAGGAGCATGTTTGTTGAACCCCCTTCTCCACCAATGGCAATATCGGCTACGGTTGCAAATCCCATTGTTGCTTGGGTCATCGCATCCATATCCTCCTTAGTCTTAATACCTGCTTTACTTAACTCTAAGAAGGTTTCAGCTATCTGAGTAGCGGCAAATGGGAATCTATAAGATAAATCCAAAGCTCTCTGCTGCATATCATTCATCTCAGCAGTAGTTAATCCGGCAATGGCTTTAGTCTTATAGAGTACGGTTTGGAATTCATTTACTTCATCCATTGCCTTCCTCATCCCGTACATCATTGATAATCCGCCCAAAGCTGTTGCTGTGGACATATTAGCGATTGTCTGAGTTTGTCCCCTTACCTTTCTTTGGATATCATTGGATAACTTATGAAAGTTGGAATTTACTTTGGCTGCGGTTGCACTAAAGTTATCCCGTAGGAATAACGATACTCCGATACCTAGTACACTGTTTACAGTTCCGAACATTCTAATTGTTTATTTTATCGTATTCCTCTTTAAGGTGTTTGTTTACAGCATCAGCTGCGGCTTTTAATTTTAATTTACGGCCTGAAGGTAAGTAATACCATTCAGTGAAGGTCAAGCCTTTAGCTCCTGACCTGCAGACATAGAAGTAATCGGCTTCTATATCTCCGTTGGAAAGAAAAAATCGGTTACTCCCAAAAGATTTACCTGATCCACGTTATGGCATTTCGGGCAGGGAATGCTACAAATTGCGTCCCATGGTTCATCATAGGTTTTTACAATTTTCCTTAATTCCAACATGTCCCGTGAAGTGAAGGGTTTAAAGTTTTGTACTGTTGTCCAGTTATCCCCTTCTAACTTTGCTTCTAACTTACGACTAAGCAGTTCATAGTTCTTATTTAGGTCTTCTTGGGCTACTTCTAGAAATATAGATTCACCTTCGCCGTCTAAATACTTAAGTCGTATCTGCTTACCACTAGATAAAGTCTTTTCGATAGGGTTTACAATGGGTTGTACTGGGTAAGCGGGCATTAAAGTGGCATAGTAGCCGGGTTCTCCTAGCGAAGGTCTTGGGTTCTTGAAATCCCAGAAGAATTGATTAAGGTCTTCCTCATAAGGGTGATCATCCAGAGAAGAGAAGCCGCAAGTTTTTCTGGAGCAAGTGTGTCCGAATTTAACGATCGGCCCAAGAGAGAAGATACGAGAAGCAAATAGGATTGCACTTCTATCCCGAATAGGGATTTGAGATGCTTCCTTTTCTGTCATCCTATGTTTGGTTCCACTTACTGCAGTTACTACAGCAGCTATCCACTTATTGAAGTTAGACCCATCTTTGGCTCCACCTGCATTAGATAATATGGCATCATCATCCCCGTTTGTTTCTCGGAGAGTATAGGCTATACCTGAAGGACCAACAAAGGTCTGTTCTGATGGCCTAATGTAATTTTGTACTGGGTTTTCGTCTTTTGACATTGTGATTAATTTAAGCTAAATAGTTCCACAAACAAAAAAGAGCATGGATGATAACCATGCTCTTTTGTAGTACCCTGAGGAAGGGATTATTAAGATGAAGGGGATATTAGAAGTGATCTGGTTCGTCTACCTGAAGTTCGATGTCTTCCATTGTATTATCTGATCCGGTTCTCTTGAAGCTAACTCCGTTGATCTTACTTGGCCATGATCCGTAGAACACCCAAGAGTTGATAACTGTTACACCATCATTTAAGAACTGTTCCACAACTACGGTTCTTTTGTAGTTACTAGGAAGATCTCCTCCGCCAGTGAATACGTTTTGTACTTGCAGCATCCAGTTCCAGATCCAGTTATCAGGGCCTGTGGCACTTGATATCTTTTTGATCTTTAGGGTTCCGAATTTAGCTCTACCGCCGGTTTTGATATCATGGTTAGTATCACCGTGCTCAGTTACATCGATATCGAAATCAGGGATATCTACTTCTTGGGCAAGGAAGGGGTTTAATCCCGCTACCGCAATGGAGAAGTTAAAGGTTTTTCTAGGATTTGGTATTTGTGCCATTATTGGTTAGGGGCTTAAGCTTGAACTACGTTGAAGTTAACAGATAGAGGAGTTACTACGATATCTACCGTAATCTCATTTAATGAAGGAATGATTTTCTCGAATAACCTTGCTTTGTACTTACCATTACCAAGATCGGTTAAGTTATTAACCGTTACATCTGATAATTTAGAAGCAAATTGATCTCCCTGCCAGCTGTATGAGAATAATGCTCTTTCTCTTACTAACATATCCAGGAATGGTTCTACTCCTCGGTAGATTGCCTTGAATGTTTGGATATCTCCGGGTTCTTCTAGGAATGCTCGTAAAGCAGGTCCCAGTGATTTTTGCTGGTAGATAATTAACCTTACTGCATTGTTCCAAGACATGGCATCATTTGTAAGCTGACCCGAGAAGTTACCGCTTAGGTAGATTCGGCCATCCATTTGAACCACCATGTTTATTTGGTGTTGGGCTAATAATTCCAAATCATCCTGTAGAGCAGGTGTTCCGAAGTTATTAACTACTCCCAAGCAATTAGGGATAAATCCACGGTTGATACCCGCAAATGAGAACCATTCGTGAGCGGTACGATCAGAGTATGCACAGATACCTAGTACATCTCCCAATTCAGAGATTGACTTACTTACCCCAGTTGTCTGATCCAACACTTTAACTCCGCCTCCGAAGAAGGCAGTGTATTTAGAATCAATGGCAGTAGTGTCACGGTCAGTGATATAACCGGTAGCTGAAGTGTTAGTATTAGCTAAATGGGCAAAGTATTGAAGATCTGTACGAGCAGCTGCATAAGCAGACCCACCTACGTGAATATCATTATCTGACATTTCAGGTGCACAGATTTGCATAGCATCAGCATAAGGGTTGAAGGCATAGAATCCTGTACCACCCGCAGAATCTCCCACGTAATCTACTGCAACTACTGTACCTCCATCTGATCCTGAAGCATAGGTCTTCACTACGTTAGCAGGTCTTAATAACAATGCGGTAGCAATACCGGATAGGTCATTATAGGTTACATCTACTAACTGTGATCCTTTGATTACAGCATCAAGGTAATGAGAGTTTGCAATAGTTGGACCGGCAGCAGCTACTAAAGGAGCCTTAAGGTTTTGATATGTTTCAGTAAGGCTTGAATCATTGATATGATAAATCCTTAAGTTGAAATACAGTGAATTCCCATTTGATGCAGCCTCAATAGCTGCTCTGATGTTATTATAATCAGCTCCGGCATATTTTAGGGTTAGTGAAAATAGTGCGGTTGGAGTGGAATTGGAGAAAGCAGTTGTTGTTGCTTTAACAGCGGTTGTTGTTGCTGAGTCAGATACATCAGTATAATGAACTACTCGGTTAACCCGTAACTGAGCCCCTCTTTCTAATGCTCGTTTACATAAGAGTGGGAAATCTGAGCTAGGGATTAAACCCCCAAACAGTTTCTCGAATTGATCCCAAGAAGTGATTATATCCTTTGGATCAGAGCTTGGCCCTCTCAAAGTAATACCTTCTACAAAACTAATCCCTTTTAATAGGGCAGCTATTGAGAAGGTGAGGTTGGTGATATTAAAGTTTACTCTTGCTGTTCCTGGCATGGCTCAATGTTCTTGGTGTTATAAGTTATTCTATATGATTTAGTATTGAGTTAATCGATTACGATTTGAGCATCGGGATCAATTTGATCCTCTTCTCCAGTCCTTACATCTACTGTAATCTCTGTAATAGGATAAACAGCTGGTCCAACTGCACTAGCTGTGTCCCAAATATCTTGTACAGTATACATATAACCTGCTTCTCTGTAACCCTCCTCAGTAAAGGAAGTTTCGCTAAAACCCACTTGCCTTACGAAAATCTTCTCGATATTATTTACATCATCGTACCAATCTATATAACCCCTTGATGGAAGGGCTAAGGCTAATATCTGATGCAATATCCTTCCCTCAGCCGCTGATTGGTATACTAATGATATTTTATAGGTAAGGTCTTTAGTTTCAGGGGGAGTGGTAGTGGGTAAATAAGAAGTGATAGCAGGCCCAGTTAGAACAGGTACATGATGGGGATTGGGGGTTCCGCCAAGAGCACCAGTTAACCGTTGTTCTTCTAAGATCACTATACGGGGAATCTTTACTCCATATTTCTTTTGACTTGATCCCACCCCGAATACCTCTACTGCAAATCCCTTAACTGTTTTAATTGCGGCTAGGGCAGCCTCAAAAGTAGTTTCGGTAGTCACAACCAGAGCATCGGGTGTATAACCCTTATCCACTAATTCCAACCGTAGGGCATGGTATAGAGATCTTTCTACTCTTTCAAGAGTGTTGATTAGGACTGTCATACTGGTGCGTTATATTTCCTTAACTCGGCTAATGATACACTTGGCCAACCATCGGCTTTAAGTTGTCTACGGATTTCTTTTACAAAGAATTTATCGATTCCTATTTTGTTTAGTTCCTTAGCAGAAGGTCCCCAAAGAGGTCTTACAGGTAATTTAATACCTTTACCGAAGAGATTAGTAATTTGGGGCTTACCTTCATGAAATAGAGCAACCTTATACAATGGGATCCTGCCCCCTTTAATAGTTGAGTAATACCTATCCTTTCTTATACCAATACTATAAGAATCTCCTCTTTTCTCTATTCGGATGGCATCGAAGTATTTCCACCTTTCAACGAGAACCATTTCCTTATTTGCCCTTTTTCTACGGGCATAGGCCTCTGATAGGGGTTTCCAACGAAGGTCCTGATTTACTAAGTGATCTCTTAAAATATCCTGCAATTTAGTAGCAGTGGCCTTTTGTCCAGCCATTACCGCTCTATGAAGGGAGGGTTGTAATTTCTTTGTTAACTCCGCTACTTTATCCCATTCTCCTATTTTCTTTATTCCGAATATCATGGTATGTCTGGGGTACCTGTAAGTAGCTCTTCTCGTTTAACAATGATCATCATCCAGGTTTGTTCATCTCCGGCTTGTGAAGTAGGAGTATCTCCTAGAGCTTTGTGAACTCTACCATCAAATACAAATCTGTCGGCAGCTGGATTGAAGTTGAAGTTATTGTTTGCATTAATATAGCCAAGTTCTCTAAGGTAATCATAGTTCATCAGGATAGCGATATTCTCTTTATCCTGTTCTCCCATGTCCATAGTACGAGTTACTGGCCAAGTTCTAAAGGCATTGTATTGAAGGATTACTTCAAGGGTTATATTTGTAAAGGTTTCTCCCGCATTATCTTCGCCATTTGGGTCTACCCCGCCAAGTGATTTTCTCCACACTATCTCTTTTTTCCCAAAAGTTTCTTGGGCATCTCGCATGATAGCTTTATAGATATCCCAGTTAGCTGGGCCTATTAAATCTGTTATTGGCATTTCGGTTTATTCCAGATACGTAAGGGTACTACGGGACGGGATACACTTGATACTCCATTCTCGGATACTGCTCCGATAGGGCAGAAGGGATGTTGAATCCCCAATCTTGAAGCCAGGGCACAAATTATACCTAAGCTTGTTTTATCGAAAATACTTCCACTCTTAAATGTTTCGGTTAGGAAGTTGGTTGTTGTTTCGGCACTGTTATACCATTCTGCTTCAGAAGGCCCAGTTACAATTTTCTTTAACTCTCTTTGTGCATTTGAGGTAGTACTGGAGCTCGAACTGGATAGTGCTAGTATTAAATTGTTTACTTGATCAGTGATTAGCCGGTAAGAAACTAATTCTGCTACTAGAACGTTCGCTAAATAAGGCCATTTTGACTCAATGAAGATATCAGTATCAGATATTGGGGGATTTAGCAGCGGTTGCAGGAATAGCTGTTCTATCTTAATGTAGTTATCCTTTTGGTTAATATCGATAGTTATTCCTGCTGGGATCCTTCCCGCAACCATTTCACTAATACTGAGAAGTGCTACAGCATCGGCAACGGTTATGGCTAAGGTCTTTGTACTACTGCCATCTACATTGGTTACAGTAAGGGATACTGTATACTCTCCGGGTAGTGAATAAGAATGGGAAGGGTTCTGAATAACAGACACATTATTAGGTCCGCTATTAGGATCACCAAAATCCCAAGCCCAAGTGGTTGGGCTATTCACAGAACTATCGGTAAAGGATACCGATAGAGCTGTTGGAGAATAACTAAAGTTAGATACTGGGATCATTATTCAGTAGGATATTTTTCCATTAATGTTGTATGCAATTGATCAACCTCTTCATCGCTCATAGCTTTGAATTCATTCTTTGTTGGCTTTTCAGCATCCGGGATATTTGGATTATCTTTAATCTCCTGGATCATATCCTTACGAGTTAAAAGATCCTCTTCCAAATCCTCATCCTTTACTTCCGCTTCCTTTTTCTGTTTTGCTCTTGCAATCTTATCAGCTTTTGTAAGGCTGTTATTCAGAGTAACATTCTCACCATGTTGAGCTAACATCTTCTCAGCTTCAGCCTCAGTGATTGGGACAATGTGACCTTTAGCATGGGCTTCATCTACTCTCTTTGAAGCGGGTTTAGTTAAGAGCCCCGGTACATTCTTTGTTACCTTTAAGCCTGTTTTTACATCATAAAAAATAGATGCGTTTTTTCCGAGTTTGTAATGTTGATTTGACATGTTGGGGGTTTATTATAAATAGCAACAAAAAAGGGAGCTGAATAACCTGTGTTACTAGCTCCCTTTTAGATGTTATGGTTTCTTAATTAGTCAATTACTACGTTTTCCAGGTCATCAACTTCCATGTAAGAAGGGAAGCCGTTAGTGGCAACATCCAGGGATTGATCTAGGATGATTCGAGAATCACGGTAGATAATACCGAACCCTGTAGTAAGGGTAGCATAAGTAGCTTCTGTCTGATTTGATACGATCTTTTCAGATTCCACCATCAAAGGCTGGGCATTATATTTAATCAGGGCAGAGTTTGAATCTACGATGATTTGTTGATCTGTTGGTACTGCCCCGTGGACGAAGTAGTTCGTACTTGTCGGTAGAGGAGTCTTCAGGTCAAGTTTTGCAGCTGTTGTTCCTGATTCTCTCTTTTTGAATTCATCCAAATCCAGAGTCTCAAGGGCAGCATCTTCTCCACCTAAAATAGTATCTGCCTTACGACCGATACGTGACATCCTGATCCATACTTTAAGTAGGTCACGGTAACTTGTGGCACCCACTGTTGCAACTCCTAATACCGGAGCAGATTCTGAACCATCAGCTTGTTCCCCGTTGATCAGGGTAGTGATAGCTAATGTATCCATACCTTGAGCCAACTTAATACCCATATCCTGAAGGAATAGAGCAACCAAGTTTAAAGCAACGTATTGTTTAACCTCGTAAGAGATCTTAATACCTTTGCCCATCTTGCTCAGCTTAAGGGATTTACTTCCGTAGGAAATAGTTCCAACTGAGATAGTTTCAGCTTCTCCCAGTAATTTCGGAGTAGCATCACTCATATTGATCCAAGGCTGGTTGACCGTAGGATTCGGTACTGATTGCTCTACAGCAACCAGATTAGGCCAAATGGCATTTCTTCGTAATCCCAGACGCATAGCATCTCGGATGATCTCCGGCATCAAGAAGCGAATCGAAACATCCGGTAGGGTGTTTAAATTCTGAATTGTATCAATGCTTGGGTCCAAGCCAAGTTCCTGATAAAAGGACTCCATCGTGATTCCGTATTTTTTACTAACGAAATCAGAAAGGGAGATATCCACCGGATTATCCTTATCCGATCTCATGGCATCCATTGTACGGACCATCGTTTCGATATCCGTTTTGATCTTGGACTTTCCGTATTGTTCTTTATTCATGGCTTATGAAATAGATTGTTTTTTTTGTAGGTTTTAATGTAGGGAGGTCTTAGTGACGAACCAATACTCTGATTTCATCAAGAGCTGTTGTTGCAGCATCCAATGACCAACCCGCCTGATTGGCAGCAGTTACAGATGTATCATCATAGCTCAGTTTTGCAGTGGTACCGTTGTAGGTATCATAGAGAACTGGACCGGCATTCATTGCTGTTTTAGCTTCTCCAGCGATAACGCAATGTCCGAAAGTTGCTACTGTTACCTTCTCACCAGCAGCTCTGTCTTGCAAAGCAATACCGATACATGTAGTTTCGTAGGTAGAAGGAGTAACGATCTGAACTTCGCCGTTTGTATGGAGTTCCACCGGCATACCTTTTTTAATTGTAACCCCCGTCTTAACCACGAATTCGAGGTGAACGTTATGAGAGTTTACTTCCAGTAAGAAGGTTGAAACTGTTGGGGTACCTAAAGTACTTGGCATGGCTTATGAATTAAGTTATGGTTTTTGGATTGATTAATGTAAAGAGGTATTGAGAAATGTTATTTCTTATCCCCGATTCCGTGCATTCCTGCAATAGAAGGCTTTTTGTTGAACTCAGCCATCACTTCCGCATTTGTCTTTGGTTTCTCCAAAGAAGCTCCGTTACCCTGATTCTCAGGTTTCTTTTCGTTTGGATCTTCAATGATTGCCGTATTACGGGTAACGTTTGTACTGCTACAATCATTACATTTGCCCGGATATTGTTTATCCATCAGAGTTTGATACTGAGTTTGAAGGCTGCTAAGGATAGCATCATCCGCAGTAAGGATTGAAGACAGCATTGTGGCATCAATCTTATCCTTGAACAGTATGTTATACATACGTGTTACGTCTGTGCGTTTAGCAGATAAAGCTGTTTCGGCTGCAGTTTTGAATACTGTCAGGGAAGTAACTTCGGTTTTCTTAGCCTCCAGTTCTGTAGAAAGAGTTGTTTTCTCTCCCTCTAAGGTTGTTACTTTCAATTTCTCAGCGGCAAGGTCTGATTCTGCTTTTAGCAAATCCCCAAATTTCTTTCCGTTAAGTTCGGCTAATTTGGTTTGAGCTTCAGCTTCTGTTAAAGCAGTAATGCCGAAGAAAGCGGCAAGGCTAATTAAGATTTTTTCCATTGTAGGATCTGTTAAGGTTTCTTTTGATTTGTCGTGAGTTTGTTCTTCCTCGGATAATGAGGTAGTATCCGTCTTATAACTAAAAAAGTAGTGTTGTGTTCCTGTCTTGGCAGATAGTTGTTCTGCGGCCTTAATATAAACCGGATTGTTTATTTCACCATCTCTTATCAGTTGGGCAAATGGGTCAGCACCATGGGCTACTAATGATGTTTCATGGTAGGCATGTATTTCTGATACTATCCTTCTTATTAACTCTCCATCTGATCCGAATGAACCTATCTTAGACATAAATTCACTACGTTCTAATTTAGGATGAGATTGTTCCCATTCAAAGGAAACAGTAACAGAATTGGAGTGAATAGAAGGGGGGTCCATTAATATACCCCGAGCAATCTGAGGATGAGATTTACCATCTATTAATAGTTCCCCGTTAATACCCGCAGGTACTATAAGGCCATTTGAAGCAGTATAAGACTCTTCCCAAGATACTTTGGCAACAGAGCCCAATTCATTACCCACTAAAGCCTCATGGTTACCATAAAGACTCTGTCCCAATAGTTTAGGCATTGAAGCCTTAAGTACTTTGTTTTTGGCAAAGTCTATAGGATTATGTTTCCGATGTACTATCGTTTCCGATAACAACCGGAATACGGGACGGATGAATTGATCAGCTGTTGGCTTAAGGTCTTCAGCAGTAACTCCCGGATAGTAAGTCTGGAAGTTCGGTGTAGCTGAATCGAATAGGCCAAAGCTTTCAACCGATTTTTTCTCTAATTGTTGCTTTGCCCCTACCTTCTTAAGATCAAGAGATTCTGGACAATGGGCAATAATCAGGGACTGACCCGAGTTAAGGGTTATTTTATCAAAGGGCATGTTGGGAAATTTTGGGTATTAGTTTAAGCCATATTTAGTTAGCAAGTTCTTTATACTCTCTATACTAAATATACGGTTAGAAACGAGAGTTACTAATACAGCGAATACAATGAATTGAATCCAATCCATCTGTGCTAGGATAGTTACAAATCCCAGGGCGTTAAGAGTGAGCAATACTATACCCGGGAATGCCCAAGATACTAGGAAAGAGATAACTACTGCTGCTTTACCTTTTATCTTGTTATTTGTCATTGTTTTAAAAGCCCCAGTGATTACTACGCATAGAGGGGCAAGGATAAACAGAGCCATCATGAACTCGTAGAAGAAGGCATTGAATAGATTTGTCATGGTTTTATTTGGTTATTTGGTTTATACTTCCGAAATACCCATAAGAATTGTTGGGAGCAACTCCCATTTTCTTAAGGGTCAAAGCCACTGGGATATGGTGGCCGTGAACATCTACCAGTGTGAATTCTGTTTCTAATGATCTTTTCTCCACTACGCAATTCTCCCATTCCCGAGTTACTGCATCTCTTTCTGAGGAGAGAATGGTATTAAACCACCCGTTACCCAAGAGTTCATCAGTATTCCTACCGGTTAATCTACACAACTTGGTATTGACAGATGTGATTTCTCCATCTTCATTAGTCTCAAATAAACATACATTAGATTCCGATAATAAGGCCGAAAACCTTGCATCTGTACGGGATTGGTTTGAGATAATGATGTTTAGTTTATCAGTTGTGTTATGTCCTCCATTGGGCTTAAACTCACTGATAATTGTATTCATCTTCTCGTTTCCCTGTCTTATAAGTTCTCCGAGTTTATTAACTTCATTTTTTAAACCGGTTACGCCTGACATATCTTCTAGTATTTGTATAGCCCATTTCCTAATGAACTTGTAGAATTTCCTTATTGCAAAGAAAGCTCCGACAGATGCAGCTATACCGCCTATCAGATCGTACAGGCCCAAACCCGCAAATTGTACTAAAATCATTTCCATACATTTAGTTTAGTTTTCTAGGTGTGGGCCTATTTTTATCTCTTACTTTTTTATCCGATTTATCTTTTTGAGCTTGTCTTTTAGCATCCATCTCAGCTTGGGTCGTAGCCGAGTCCATGATAAATCTTGGTTCTTTTTGATCAGCTTTTTCTTTACCCATCGCTTGAGCATATTCATCAAGGTTGGTTATACCGTCATAATATAAGTGGCGAAGGTTACGGACTTTAATCTCCATCGCCTGTTGATATTTAAGCTCATCTAGTACAGTAGATTGTAAGAATTTAACCCGTAACGACTTAAAAGTAAAACCAGCTAATCTTAGGTCAAGTGTATAACCGAATTCAAGGTTTCTTCGTACTAGGTTCTGTATATTTTTTAATTGGGCTAGGATCTTGGTAAAGATTACAGTTATCTGTGTTTCTGATGTACCGTATGCTCTACCCATTAATGAGGCATCTTGTTTTAAACCTGACATTACCTGAAGCTCATTGTTCTCGAAGAGAGAGGTAGCACCGGCAACATCTTTGGTTGGGCTAAAGAATTCAAAGTCAGTGTCTTCTTTATATCCTGCAACTATACCATCCCGCATACCCGCTTTAACTCGGGTTAATACTGTCTGTAAGTCCTTATCTAACCGGTTTACATAGTCATTGGTGTTAGCCGATTCTCCGGTTAACATGTCGGGTTTCTCCATTAATACTGTAAGAAATCCCACTAAACCAATCTGTTCGATGATGAAGTCGATGTTTTCCTGCATTACTTCCTGTCTCTTTAGGGGATCTAAAGAAGGCAGGTAAGGAGGAATACCATAAGGTAACTCAGTATCACCATTCAGGGCATAATATTTATATGTCTCTGGGTTAAGCTTTATTAATTCGTTTTCTGGAAAAGCCTTACCTATGGGTAAATTCTTAGGCCTTTGATAGGGAACATAACGTTGGGTTTTACGTTCTATTGCAAATTGGATAGTTTCTGGGTTTACAAATACAAATCTGTCAACTCCTTTTAAATCCATCCCCGGTACCCACTCGCCAGAAAGAGCTCCACCGATCATTACTTGGGAGATCATCTTGTTTACCAAGCCATCCATCCCGGCAGTAGATTCTGACCATTCAGCTTTTTTAATTTCTAGGTATTGGCGAATCTTATTAGCCTCAGCTTCTGAAACAGATTCATCAAATTCAACCTCATGTCCCGGATTTCCTAACTGTACTAAGTTATCCAAAGCCTGAGATACATCAGGGTTGGTATAAGCAAGCTTACGAATATGTGGGATAAGAGTGTTGTTGAAAAGGGGGTCTACTAATTCAGGAGCACCCTTCATAAACGAGAACTGATTCTTGTTATCAGGTATACTTACTCTTCCCTTTGGTAAGGCAGTCGGTTTAGGAGACTCACTAGTTACCTTTTTATCTCCCCAAGATATAATCTGTCTTCCGAATAGTGTGATTTCTTTCATTATCTTGGTAAAGTTCTTGGGCCTTTATATTTTCCTTTTCTTATTTGATTAGTAATAGCTTTACCCATGATAGCATCATCGGTGTATGTTTCGTCTGCTAATGCTTCCTCTTCCATATTAGCATTCTTATTACCTTTACCCATAGCAACTGGGCGGTTTGTACTGTCGTAAATGAAGGTATAAGCTTCCTGGCAAAAAGCGGGGTCACGGATTATAATACCTTTTTCCCGTATATCTTCCTCCAACTGATCGATGATTACCGGTCTGTTTTTCTTAGTTGTATACCAACCAGGGATCTTTTCTTCTTTAGGTCTTCTATCCCCTTTCTCCTTTAGGATCTTGGTTGCATAGTATAATCTTGGATATCGATGCTCTTCAATTTTGGAGGCAACAGCTAAACCAATATCGTTTGACTCGGGTGCTAATACAGCAGTGTTATATTCTTTGCCATATCGCATTAATAAATCAGCTAAACGATTGGTTGGGATACGTCCTTTAAATGAGGCATATTCCTCCCCGTATCTATCCATTATAGAAAAGGTGGAATAATCTTGTGATCGGCCTGTGGCAACGTCACTACCAATAAAGAAATCCTTGTCTTTTTCCGGCTTCCTATAGATTCGTAATAATCCATTTTCTTTTACTACTACGTCCTCAAGGTCTAATATCTCTTCCTCAATTGCTCTAATATCAGCCATGGCAAAAACAGTCTGACCGGATGAAAGGAAGGAGCCATCGATCTCCTGAGCTGTTCTTCGTGCACCCAGTGAAGCTTTCATTTCATCATACCACTTCTGATCCCGCTCGGGGTGCATCTTCCAGTGAAGCCGTATTGGGTTAAATGGGTTACCTCCAGTTGTGGCATCTACCCAAGTTTTATGGAACCAGTTACCAACACCGTAAGGAGTTGAGTTAACGATTGAAGCTCCTCCTGTTGATAGAGTTGGAAAGGCTGCCGCCCAGATTTGATTAGCCCAACGAATGATGGCTGCTTCGTCAATTACCAGAAGTGAGAGACCTTCTGATCGACCGGCATCTTCGGTTGTGGGAATTGAAGAGATGATAGAACCGTTAGAGAATTCCATCTCGGTTGCAGTCCCGATTTCACTACCCCTACCGTTAACCACCTGTACCTTGAGATGTTCGGGAAGATTTCGGTACATATATTTAATCTTCCGTAATACTTTCTTAGCAACCCTATCCTTAATTGAAAGGATAACGATTGACTTTGTGTCATGATACATTGCCAACCATAGGCAATACATGGCAATTAATTCTGTTACTCCAGCCTGTCTGAACTTCAGGACTATATTAAACCTTTCGGTTAGGAAAAACCAAAGAACGGATTTCTGAAAGGGATAGAGGTCAAATCTTGTTTTCCCTCTCTTTGGGTGAATAACATGTATGAAAGTAGAGAAAAAGAATACATCATTCCTTACCCGGTTTAATTCCTTAAACTCGGTATCGGTTAAATTTTTAGTAATTAGGTTTATTTTACCCTTGCTCATATCGGAATATCTTATACACAGAAAGAGGGAAAGGGGAAAAAAAGATATATATATAATATATATCTATTCCCCGTTCCATCCTTTGTTATGCAACCCTATAAACTTAATCCTTTAAGCATGTCGAGAAGAGGTGGATAAGGGAATATATCGTTCTTATCCTTTCTCACTGTGCTATGGGACCAAATTCCTGGAAGGTCGTTGGTTATCACATTCTCATCATATTCATAAAAATCTTCTCTAACCTTAGGAATGACCATTTTGAATTCAGAGATAATGTGCTCAATCGTAAATCTCAAAGAGGCAATTTGGGCCTCAGTGTAAACATGGAAGTTTTTGATTCCCCTCCACTCTTCATCGGCAACGTATACATCCCCTGATTCCACTTCCTTAGCCGATAGTTTAGAAGGAAATAAGGGATAGAAGAAGAACTTGTGTTCAACATCGTGCAGTTTACCACATGATACTAATTCTATTCCAACGGAGTTCTTTTCAATACTATCATCATCTCCTTTAATTCCAAGGTGATACGCCCAGCATTTAGGATCAAAGGCTTCATAGATTGTTCCATCACGATCAATTACGTAAGCCGTACCCACGTGATCTGGGGTTTGGTTCCACCAAGTGATAGCCCCTTTAGCAGTATTCCCAGCCGTATGGTGAAGAAATATACTCGTCTTCTTTTGGGCAACTGGGTAATGCTGGTTATTAGGGAGACGCAAGCTACGGTTTATTTGTAACTGTGGCCTCACTACCGCCACTTCCGGTGGCTGTGGCTGAGACGGTTGGATTGGAGGAATGGGAGAGCTTGATGAGCTGCTCGGTTTTTTCTCCGCTTGATTTCGTGGACCCATAGAAGAATGATATTACTGATGAAATTAATGTACCTAGCATAAAACCAAGAATAGTATCCACTACCCTTAAGTTTTCAGCGGGAATCTTACAGAATGTAACTACAAATATGTAGGTTAAACTCGTGATAATGATAAATGAGGTTAGGTAATAAATATAGCGTTTAGCAAATTTATCTTCCTGACCCAAAGCAGCTGTTTGCATGGTTCGTGCACTTGCAACATCCGCTAAGAAGGACTTCGTTTCATCAAGTTGGGCTGCAGTTATTGATTCTGCAGCCCTATTGATTTCTTTTCGAAGTTCGAGTTCCGCTGCAGCCCGTTGGCCTGCGTCCGGTATCTTATCAAGGATGCCTTTTACGAACCCCCCTGATAAAACATCGAGTACCTTGTCGAAAAACGCCATGGTTATTCTGGTTTTCGGTATCTACCGTCCCCAGAAATTGCGGCTCGAGGAGTTTCCATTATACCCTCGGGTTCCCAAGTTGGATAGTTACTGGCGGCTAGCTTCGATTGCGAGGTAAAGGCAGTAGTTTTCACATAACAACATTTCGTATTGGTTATAGCAGTAGTAGGAATACAGACTGTGGCTCGTGTCCAATAGAGTACCTTATTATCTAAACCGAAGAACACCATCGCTGGGTTATTAGAAGTTTGAGTAATCCCACCATAATAGGCTGAGGTATCAGAGACTGAACTCTGCATGGCTACAGTGATGGTGTAAGACTCAGCTCCGGCAACCGGAGTTACTTTAACGATCGTATGACCGTCCAGGGAAATTGTATCAACCGTCAGGGTCACTGCCGTTTGATTACAGAAGTTAGTAAATTGGCTTTTGGCGGGCGGGGCCGTCACCAAAAACATCATAGCCATTAGGCTCAGCATAATGAATTTCTTCATAGTTTTTGTTTGTTAAGGGGTTAATAATTGTTTCTTAATAGCTCTTTCCAGCTTTGTTTTAAACCATAAAGCAATCTCGTAAGGAAAACACTTAGTGGCAGTGATGTTAGATTTAGTGATCCAAAAGTTAGCCCTATCCTCTTCGTACAGTAGTTTGAAAGAATCCGGTAAACCTTGGATTCTAGCACGCTGTCGGGGGGTTAAAACTTCCCCATTTGGGGCAAATTCCCGATTTCCTTTCCTTACTGTTAGGGGTGGGGAGTTCTTTAGATTCCGATACACTCCTGGAGCATATTTCATACGCTCTTTGTTGGCTGGAAACCTGCGTTGGGACTTTGGAAACGACAACCAAGCTTCCTTAATTTCTCCCAAAGTCATCTTTTTCCCGCCAAAGATTGCAATATTAGTATCTTTATGCAATCTAACGTGACATAAGGCAGAATCTGGGCTGCCAAGGGCAGAATCTAGTTCTTTAAATACTTTAAGTCTTATGTTTTCTTGCTTTGGTAACTTGAATATTGCTAGAATTTCTTTATTTAAGTCCTTTCTAACCCCAATTATCACCAAACGTTTACGTGACAACTGTGAATTACCCCACTTTGAGACTGAACCTTGGAATATTTTCAGATTGTAGCCCTTGAATGCTTCCTTCAAATCCTCCTTGCCATAGGTTTTCAGCAAAGCAGGGAGATTTTCCATCAAAAATACCTTGGGTTGGAACTGTTGGATGGACTCAATGAACATGGTTAGGCTCTTATTGTCTTTTGGATCAGATAGTTTCTTACCCCGGGAATAAGCAAGGACTGAACTATGCCCACAATCGGGGTGACCAATGATTGCGGTCGGAGTATCTACCCATTCCACCTGTTTCAGGTTAACTAGTTTCAGCTGGTTGGGGAAATTAGCTGACCATTGGGTTTGGCCGGGAGTATTGAAAGCGGACCGGGGCTCAATATTGGTGATTAACTGATCTTTAAAGGGATATAAGACTGCGCCATTACCCGCACAGACTCCAAGTATAGTATAATTCTCCATAGTAATTAAGAATCCAGTATTGCGAGAGGATTCTATTTATACTTAAACTATATAACATGGGAAAACAAGCAGTAAACATTTACCAAGACATGGTAAGGAAATCCAAAGAAACTCTAATGAAGTCCCAAAGACTTCCGGTAATGGGACCAGCACTAGCTCTTGCTGCCGAAGCTGGGGAGGTGGCTGGTAAGGTGTATAAGAATATGAGGGATGAGAAATCTGACTTCGGTATGTTACAACAACCCCTGATGAAAGAACTGGGAGATTGCCTGTTTTACATTACATCCTGTGCTCAGGACTTGGGCTATGAACTTGAGGATGTGATCGACATCAATTACGAGAAGGTAAAACTCAGAACAGAGACGGGAACCATATCCGGAGACGGAGACGACAGGGAGGTAAAATCATGAAGCAAGCATTGATATTTGTGGCTATTGTATACTTCGGATCAATGGCCTTAGCTTTAGCATGTAATGATTCCATCCCACAACCCAAAATACAGATTGAGATTATCCGAGTAAATGTGGGAGGAGAGGATTCGCTGATCTATGAAGCATGGTTCAGATGTACCGAGATGGATTCGGTAAGGGAGGGCCTTAAGGATCACGCAGAGCCCTTGAAGCAATTCTATACTCCTAAGACCAAAGGCCATTAAGTAAACAGTAAGTTATGATAAAAGTTAGGCCTTCTGATGATCCCGGAATTGCATTTGAAGTAGAATGCTATGATGATCAAGGATTATTGTTTGTGGATAATTATCCCGTTTGGAATAGGATTAAGAAAGAGCCCCTTTATAAATGGGATGAAAGCTTGTGTAACTTCACACCCAGTGATCTAGAGGAACTGAAAAGGACATTAGCATCACCTAGATTTG